GAGGCGACCAAAGACATGGAGGAAACTCAGGAGGCTGAATTGATGGAGACAGAAGATAAAGCTAAAGGCAAGAAGGCTGTCTTTTGCCCGAACTGTGGATGGAACGGCGAGGGGAAGGCGGGAGATAAATGCCCTGATTGCGGCTCAAAGTGCAAAGATAAACCCAGTAAAAAGGACGACGAAAAAGCTCGCGGAGAAGGGCAGGGTCAGGGAGGCCCAAGGCAGGGGGACGGCGGCGCGGATAAATGCGTTTGCCCGAAGTGTGGAGCCGAGGCCGCCCACGAAAAGGGGAAGCCCTGTAAAGAAATCAAGTGTCCGAAATGCGGGACGCCCATGACCGGGCAGGGGACAAAGGAAAAAACTTTTGAGGCAAACGGCGAACTCGAAATCGTCAAAGCCGATAAAGCCAAGCAAATTGTCTATGGCGTTTTTCTTTGGCCCGAAAAAGCTGATACCGACGGCGACATCATCTCAGCCGAGGATATCGAGAAGGTAGCCCACAGTTTTCTTGTGGAATACCGTGATATTGATGAAATGCACAAGCACGAAACAATGAATGCCGAAATCGTTGAATCGTTTATTTCATGGATGGATGGTTTGGAATACTACGGCAAAATGCTCTCTCGTGGAGCGTGGGCCGGGGCGATTCACGTTAAGGACAAAAAGGTCTGGGAGAAAATCGAGAAGGGGATTTATAAAGGTTTCTCTGTTAGAATCTCAGGCCGCAGGGAACCCGTTGGAAATATCGAGGAGGTCGTCCAATGACACCGGAAGAAAAAAGAATGAAGTACATCTTCCACGCCTCGAAGGTCGACCGAATCGCAATCGTCGACCGCCCTGCCGTCCCCGATGCTGAGATTCTAGTCTTCAAGCGGGAGAGTGGCAAGGAGGCGGGGGGAGAACCTGTAAAGCCCACGGAAGAAGGAACTCAGAAGTCTCTCGCAGGGGAAGTCGATTTTGAACGCGACTATACCATCTCTCAAGCCCAAGCCGCCGTCAATGTCCTTGAGTCTGCATATTGGAAGACGGCGTATGCGGGGTTGGAGCCGCGAGAGAAGCTGAAAGCATGGAAACAAATTTTGAAATCTTTTACAGCCGCTCTCGTTTCGGTTGTCGAGAAGATTCCGTATGTGAAACCAAAGGCTGACGGCGGTGCGCCTGAGCCTTCCATCGAAAGCATGATGGCAAATTTCAAGCGGGGTCTTGAGGTTGTTGCAGTCCGGGAGGCATTCGCCTATTTTAAGAATGCCGTCTGGTCGCTCGTGATGAGCGCGGGCGTAATACCCGATTCGACGAACGTGGCGAAGGCTATGGTCGATACTTTTGCTGAGTTTCTTGAAACACACGCGGAAGTTATCGCCTCCAAACAACTCGAAGAATCCACAGCCGAAAAAATTGGTCGCAAGATTTCGACGGCACGTTTAAGGAAACTCAAAGAGGCGGTTTCTACCATAACCGCCATTATCAATGAAGTGGAATTAGTACCACAGGAGAAACGAGAGGAGGTTTCTGAAATGACACCAGAAGAAATTCAGCAAGCTATCGAGAAGGCACTCGACCCTATCAAGGCGGTTCTGATTGAAAAGGGAATCATCGAGAAAGAGCTTTCCGAGGAAGAAAAAAAGGCCAAAGAGGAACAGGAGGCCAAGGAAAAAGCCGAGGCAGAGGAGAAGGCAAAGAAGGACGCCGAAGCCCAAGCGGAAAAAGAGAAGGCTGAGAAGGAAGAAGCCGAAAAGAAAGCCAAGGAGCTTCAGGAGTTAAAGGAAAAGGCTGAGAAGGCTGAAAAGGCTTTGTCCGAACTCACCGAACTCAAGGAGAAGATGGACAAAATCAACAAGGCTCTCGTGGCGTTTGAAAAGAGAACGGGCCATAAGGTCAGTCTCGATGTCGAGGAAGGTTCGACGACGAAGCGCGACGGCGACCCCTTCGCGGATGCTTTGAAGGGCAAATAATCACGGTAAAAGAATCCCGAAAGGGTATATCGTCGAAACCATTTATTAAGTGAAAGTCAATCATTAACATCTTTTGAAAGAGAGGAGACACAGGAATGACAATCGACCAATTACTTGAGAAGGCTTTCGTCACGGGCGACCTCGCGTCGGGCGGTTTGCTGAATGCAGACCAGTCGGCGAAGTTCATCCGTGGGGTCTTCGAGAAGGCGGTCGTCACCAAAGAGTGCCGTCGCGTTCCGATGAAAGCCAATAAAGTCCAAATCGACAAAATCACCTATACCGCCGATGTGCTTCAGAAGCCCGTCGCGGTGGGGACAGAGCATACCAATACCACCAAGCCCGTGACATCCAAGCTCGACCTGAGCGCAGAGGAAGTCATCGTTGCCGTGGACATCGGCTATGATTCTCTGGAAGACTCAATCGAAGGAAAGGGTCTTTTCGACACCATCCTCGAACTCACGGAATCCAAAATGGGGCCTGAGTTCGACAAGCTGATTCTCTACGGAGATAAGACGGGCGGGTCGGGCGACGTTCTGGAAGTTCTGGACGGCGTCTTCAAAAAGGTGTCGAGCCACAGCCACGATGCTTCGTCGGCGACATTGTCGGATACCATCTTGTTTAACACCGTTAAACAGATGCCCGGAAAATATATGGACATCGAAACGGACTTGCGGTTCTACGTCTCTCATTTGGCCCGACTGGACTATGTGAAGGCGTTGGCTGACAAGAACGTGAACGATGCGTTCACTCGTTTCCTTCTGGAAGCGAATGAGCCTTCTTATCAGGGAATCCCTGTGCGGAAGGTGGGCGCGTTGCTGACCGAGAACATCGGCGGCGGCACTCCTGCGGTCAATGGGTCGAAGGGTTTGCTCTTGAACCCTCGGAACATCGTTCTCGGTATCCATCGGGACATCATGTTTGAGATGGAGCGTGTACCCCGAAAGAGAATCATCGAGGTCACGATGACGATGCGCGTTGATGTGCAGGTTGAGGAGGAAGACGCAGTCGTTAAGATTCTCAACATCAAACACTCTGCTTAATCTGCAAAGTGTGAATTTTAATCGGGGAGGGACTAACCTCCCTCCCCGATTTTAAACCCAGTTATTGAGGAGGCGAGATGCCGTTCATTCGATTAAAACAGCCGAAAGGCGAATATGTATGGGACGGTCGGCACTATGATGCCGGGAAGATTGTTGAGGTCACGGACAAAGAGGCTTATTACTTAATCCATCAGGCTAAGGTCGCGGAAGCCGTACCGCTGAAAGAAAAAGAAAGGATAGAATCCGAAGGCGAAATCAAACGGAATTTTGAAAAAGAGCAGAGAGATAAAATCCAGATATGTCTTATACGCTTGGGAGGGTACGGGGATTCATTCCTTCTAGCGTGTCATGCGAGGGCGGTCAAACGGAAATGGCCTAACTCGGTTTTAACCCTGTATATCCGTGACAAGTTTGAACCTATTGCAGACATGGAGGCGGTCGACCGAACCGTCGTCTGCGGAAACGCGAACTGGTCAGACCTTTTGTCGGATGTAAAGGGGAAGAATTATTATGACATTATTCTGGATAACCGCTACGTTACGAAAATTTATTTTAGGAACCCGGCCCGGTTCGAGGCCGATGAGCGTATCGCGGAACGATGTTTCAAGCCCTATAAGAAGTTTTACCACGAATGGATTCAATCGAATGCCCGCCTTGCTGATACGAAGGTTTCGGCATTCGACCTTTTCTACAAATCAACGGGACTCGAAGGCGGTGAAGAAGATATCGAGTTCCCCCTCAAGCACGAACACTTCAAGTTCGCTCAAATCCTCAGCGACCAGAAATATGTCACCATCCACAACGGCGCGGATATTGCCCGGCAAACTAAATGTTGGCCTACGCCTCATTGGAATGAGCTTGTCCGAATGCTTAAAGACCGGGGCTATAAGGTGGTCACTTTGGGGAAACAGTTTGAGGAAAAGGTTGACGGCGCGGTTGACCTGACGGGGATGACGACGTTCTTTGAAACAGCGGCTTTGATTGCGAAGGCGAGGTTCCATATCGACTCAGAATCCGGTCTCGTCCATATCGCTCGTGGCGTGGGGACTCGCTCAATCGTCCTATTCGGCCCGACTCCGGTCGAATGTTTTGGATATGGCGACAACATCAATCTCGAAACGCCGATAGAATGCCGGGGGTGTTGGTGGTCGAGTGACTACTGGTGGCGCGATTGCCCGCATGGGTACGCGGCCCCGGTTCCCTGCATGGCGAAGATAACTCCTCAGATGGTCATGGAGAAGGTGGAGGAAATCGAGGAGATGCCGCCTATCAAGAGGAAAGAAACGAAGCCCGCGTATGACCCGGACGATGTCAATGAGCAGTTCGCTATGGATTTACAGCTTACTGAGGGTCATTACCGGGGCGAAAAGCATCAATGGGAGCGGATTAACATAATGATGGACGCCGTTAAGGGGCCGAAGGTTTTGGAAGTGGGGGCAGGGGATGGTTATTGCTCTCTCGTTCTTAAAAAGCGCGGGTTTGATGTGACCTCGACCGAGGTTTCGAAGATTCGGATTGAGAGGATGCGGAAGTCGGGCCTTGACCCAGTCGAGGCTCCTGTTCAGAAGCTCCCTTTCCCGGACGCCCATTTTGATTCGGTGGTTTGCGGGGAGGTTTTGGAACATATCCCGAACTGGTGGGAGGGGATGAAGGAGCTTGAACGGGTATTGAAGCCAGACGGGAGGTTGATACTCTCATGGCCCATTCACCCGGATTATGACGCCCTGAAGATGCACTTGTGGAGTATCCGGGCACATACCGTGAACCGGAATGGGAAGCCCGACCTGACGGTTCAGGTCTTACGGAGGATAAATAGGGATGAGTAAAGCCGAGGTAGTTGATATCGTCGTTTTAAATTGGAACAACAAAGGCTATATCGAGAAATGCGTTGAGTCCATTCATAAGAATACAGACGGCGAATATAACCTGATTGTGGTCGACCAAGGCTCGAACGATGGCACGAAAGAATGGCTGAGGGATAAGGGCCGTCTGACCCGCCTGATTGAAAATGAGGCGAATGTCGGAGCTTGGGAGGGCAGAAACCAAGGCGTCCGGGAAGGCAAATCTGACCTGATAGTTTTTTTCGATTCTGACACAGAGATTCGGGACAGTCGGTGGCTTCAGAAAATCTTGGAGGCCGCCAGAGATGAAAAGGTCGGGTACGTTGAGGCTCGTGTTCAGACGTGGGATGGCAAATATCGCTTTGGGGGATTCGCTTCCTGTCTGGTAAAGCGGGCGGTCTTTTGGGACATAGGGCTTTTTGACAGGCATTTCCTCATTGGGGGGGATAACATTTTTTGGGTGAAATTTGCGTGGCTCGATAAATGGAAAATCGCGTGGTGCGACGAGACCGATATATTTCACTATTGCGGAAAGACCATCGTCTCCGGGGAACTCAAGGACGGGGCTGACGGAAAGACTGGAAAATTTTACCGGGAAGAATTGCTTCGGTCGATTTATACCGAATATTTCCTCGGAAGAACGGTGGCGAAATTGAATCAAAGAAGGTATGTGGAGGAGCAGAAAAGAAGATGGCGGGAACCATGAAGACAGCTTTGATTGATGTCGGAGAGCTTGGGTGGTCGCTTTATTTATCGGCCCATGCCCGGCATCTCGTCCAGAAGGGGGAGCAGGTCATTATCTTGACCTACCCGGAGAGGGTTCCTCTCTATCCTTTCGTGAACGAGGTCGTCTTGATACCCGATATTTGTAATTTGCCGAAACAATGTCTCGGATTCTACGGGAGCGACAGGAAGGCCCTTCGGGAGAAGTTCAAGGCGATTCTCCCGGACGATGCGGCCCTCCCAGAATGGTTTGAATTTGACTGCCTCTGGAACTTTCAGGATAAGGCCGTCTATGAGCCGTACCCGGTCGTGGATGAGGAGGCGGGGCCTCGAATTCTCCTATTCCCAAGATGCCGGGAACATTCTGCGTTTTCGATGAGGAACCTTCCGAGGAGCTTCTGGGTGGCTTTGGCGGTCGCCTTGGTGAAGGAATTCCCGGAGGCGATAATTACGGCGGTCGGCACGAAGGAAGGGGCTTATTACCTCAATGAGATGGACGGGGTGGGGAATTTTGATAATCGGGTCGGTACGAGCCGTTCGATTCAGGCCGTCATTGACCTATGCGAGGCGGCTATGGGGGCCGTCGGTTCGGCTTCGAGTCTGCCGAAGCTATCCATGAACCAGAGGGTTCCGACCTTTGTCGTCGGGCATGAGCGCGAAAGAGTGAAAAAAGAAAACTTTGCCGGGGCGAGACTTGGCTTCTATGATGTAGGGATTGATAGTTATGAAAGGATTGATTCGGATGACTGCATATCGAAAATCATCCGTTTCTTGAACGGTGAAAATGTTAGCTGAAAAAGACGTTATCCAATACTGGGAGAAAAGGGCGGCGGCACAGGGGGCGGCTACCGTCGGTTTCGCGGGGCATAGCCTGAC